ATTTTGTACATGCAAATGATCGTAATAAAACTAAATGGACTTTATCTACAATTGATGCAGATAATCAAAAATGGAGCGCAAATAAAAAAACTTCTGGATTATTTGATGAAGTGTTTCAAGCAAAAGATACTTATGTTAAATTAATTAATACAAAAGTTACAGATCCATTAAATAAAGGTAAAAAAATAACTTTCGGTAAACTTATGGAGGAAGTTTATCAAACAGGTTTTGATAATTTTGGTAATCCTTACTCTATTGAACATGGAAATGGTGTTGCAAACGAACCTTTTAAAAATCTTAGTATAGCATCACAAAGAGTTAACTCTGCATTATATCACTTAGAACGAAATACAAGTTTGTCTACAAAAGAATTAAATGCAATTAGAAAAGAATTAAACAAAGGAGTATTTTCTACACGAGTAAAAAATACAGATTTAAGAATTAGAAGAATAATTGACAGCACACAACAGTTACAAAAAGATGTTTTGGTAAAAGGTAAAAAATTTAATCAAACTGAATTACAAGCACAACTTGCAAAATTAAGTACAAATCCAAGGTGTAGATTTAGCGGTGGTGGTTCTGCAGATTTAGCGTTTTGTGCTAATGAAGGTAGAAATAGATTAGAAAAAATTATTTTACAAGGTGGTGCAAAAGGAGAAGAAGGAGATTTAGCTAAAAAAATATTGCAAGCAGGTAGAGGATTAAAGAGTGCTCTTTCATTAAGAGGATTACTTGGACCTGCAGCTGCAGCTTTTCTTGCGGCAGAAGAAGGAGGATATGTTGGTTATGATATGTTTGCTAAAGGTAAAACTTTTAAAGAGGCTGTTGGTGATAGTTACTTTAATCTTGCATTAGGTGATAGAAGTAAAATTGATCCAACAAAAGAACGAGACAAAAGACTTAGAGAAATTGGTGGCGGTCCTCCAAGTCAAGCATTTCGTGCAATGAGTGAAAAAGAAATGGGTGAGTTAGCAGCTTATGAAAATGCTTTAAAAGAAGAACAAAAAATAAATCAAGCATTTTTTGATGATATGAATGCAAAACAAAAATTAGAACAAGCAAAAAAATTTTCCCCTGCAGTCGTTGATAAAAGACAAAAAACTTACGACGAAACAAGAGCAAACATAAGAGATATACTTAAACCAGCTTCTGTTCTCCCATTACTCAGTGTGGATTATGATGCAGGAAAAAGAGCTTTAGAAAAAGCTAGAGGTCTAACTACTAGAGATCAATTAACATCAACTGGCCCTAAAACATTTGGTAAAATTTTTCCTCCAGCAGAACGATCAAGACAAAGTGATTTAGAAGAAGCAGAGGCACAGATATTAGGGCAAGACCTTGCTACGTTAAAAGCTAATCCAGCTTTTAAATATGGCAGAGAAAATCAACTTGTGTATCCAACACTTGGTTTTGCACGTGGTGGATTATCAGGTGGCGATACATCAGGACCACCACCAGAAAAAGGACCTATGTCACAAGGGTTGCTTTCATTATATAAAAATGGTAGAAAACTATAGGAGATTACATGGCAGAAATAGAAAAAGCTCTCCCAAACACTCGTACTAAATTAGAAGTTCCTGGGCCGGAACAAGATGTCGAGATTGTAGAGCAAGAAGAACAAAAAGGACCAGTAGAAGTAACACCAGAAGAAGATGGTGGTGCAACTATTGACTTTGATCCAAGTGCAGTAAACCAAACAAGTCCAAACTCGCACTTTGATAACTTAGCAGATATATTACCAGAAGAAACTTTAGATCCTATCGGATCAAAACTTAGAAACGATTACAGAGATTATAAATCATCAAGAAAAGATTGGGAAAGATCTTACATGAATGGTTTAGATCTTTTAGGTTTTAAATACGACAACAGAAACGATCCGTTTCAAGGTGCATCAGGTGCAACACACCCTGTTCTTGCAGAAGCGGTAACACAGTTTCAAGCACAAGCATACAAAGAATTATTACCGGCAGACGGACCGGTTAGAACACAAATTTTAGGTGTAACTACTCCTGCGAAAGAACAACAATCGCAAAGAGTAAAAGATTTTATGAACTATCAAATCATGGATCAGATGAAAGAATACGAACCCGAGTTTGATCAAATGTTATTTCATTTACCTCTTGCAGGATCTACATTTAAAAAAGTTTATTACGACGATTTACTGGGACGAGCTGTATCAAAGTTTGTCCCTGCAGATGACCTGGTTGTTCCGTATACGGCTACCTCATTAGACGATGCGGAATCAGTCATCCATGTTATAAAAATATCTGAGAACGATTTACGTAAACAACAAATAAATGGTTTTTACTCAGATGTAGAATTATCAAAACCTACTGATGTTACTGATGCAGATAAAGTTGCAGACAAAGAACGTGAGTTAGAAGGTGTAACTAAAACTACAAAAGCAGAAAATTTATATACGCTGTTAGAGTGTCATGTAAATTTAGACTTAGAAGGTTTTGAAGATGTTGGTGAAGATGGTCAACCAACAGAAATAAAATTACCTTACGTCGTTACAATCGAGGAAGGTAGTCAAAAAGTTTTGTCTATTAGACGAAACTTTGCGCCCAATGATCCGCTTAAAAATAAAATCCAATATTTTGTCCATTTCAAATTTCTGCCAGGACTAGGATTTTATGGATTCGGATTGATACACATGATTGGCGGATTGAGTCGTACGGCAACGGCGGCTCTCCGCCAATTATTAGATGCAGGTACGTTATCAAACTTACCAGCCGGATTTAAACAACGTGGTGTCAGAGTTAAAGATGATGCCCAACCAATACAACCAGGTGAATTTAAAGATGTAGATACACCAGGTGGTAATTTAAAAGATGCTTTTGTATTTTTACCTTACAAAGAACCCTCAGCAACTTTACTACAGTTGATGGGAATTGTTGTTCAAGCAGGACAAAGATTCGCGTCAATTGCTGACATGCAGGTCGGTGACGGGAACCAACAAGCAGCTGTTGGTACGACTGTAGCTCTTTTAGAACGTGGTTCAAGAGTCATGTCAGCAATACACAAAAGATTATACGTAGCACTAAAGTCAGAATTTAAATTACTGTCTAAAGTTTTTGCTACATACTTACCACCAGAATATCCATACGATGTTGTAGGCGGACAAAAGAATATTAAGGTTGCAGATTTTGATGACAGAATAGATGTGCTACCAGTTGCAGATCCAAACATATTTTCTATGAGTCAGAGAATATCACTAGCACAAACTGGATTACAGATGGCAATGTCAAATCCACAAATACATAATTTGTACATGGCATTTAGAAAAATGTACGAAGCATTAGGTATAAAAGATATTGATAGAATTTTACCGCCACCTGCACCAGTGCAACCAATGGACCCAAGTGTAGAACACATAAATGCAATGGCAGGAAAACCTTTTCAAGCATTTCCTGGTCAAGATCACAGAGCACACATAACTGCACACTTAAATTTTATGTCAACTAACATGGTTAGAAATAATCCTGCTGTCATGGCTGCAATACAAAAAAATATATTAGAGCATATTAGTTTGATGGCTACAGAACAGGTGCAATTAGAGTTTAGAGAGCAGATGATGCAACTACAACAACTTGCAGAACAAGCAGCAGTCAATCCACAGGCCCAACAACAGGTTCAACAAGTAACACAAGCTATAGAAGCAAGAA